GCGACAAGGCGCGTCGCGGATCCTGGCAGGCTATCGAAGAACCGCTTGCGAAACCGGGTATAGTCGTTGGCGGTCTTGAACTGACGCATCGCGTCCAGGCTCAACTGAGGGTCGTCAGTATCGACAATGAGTAGAACCGCCAGTTGGTGTTTCCCCATGGGCTTGTGATCTCCTCTGGTCTAGGTTCTGGTTCTGATCTCGTCGAGGGCGACAGGTCGATCCGCCGCATCGCGCCGGATGAAGCGATCTTTGCAGGCAAGGAACGCGTCATGTTCGAACACACCAGTCTAGAGGCTATCGTTGTTGACGTCGGCATGCGAGAGCTGCGGGCCAAGCTCTGAAGGGCCAACTCGTGGCTGTCGATGACAGCGCGCGGCCGGCCTATCGTGCCGTGGACCCGCCGCCCACCGGGGTGCAGTCGACCTTGCCGGTGGACAATGACGTGCCGGCCGCCAACGTCCCGCCGGTGCGGCCCTTCGGCGTCAATGGCGCTGAGCCGTATCCCGGACGCCTCTGAGCGTGGACGCCTTGGCGTTTGAGCGCCTGGTGCGCGAGACCGAGCGCAAGGTCCAGCGTCAGTGCATCCTGGCGATCGTCGCGGGCGTCATGGCCGTCGCCGGCGTCGCCGCGTTGCTCTGGCGGCTTCTGTAGGCGTCAGGGGTGATCGGGGCACCAGTCGACGTTCTGCCCCTTCCGGACCGCGCAGCGGCGGCACAGGAACTTGTCACACGTCCCGCGGGAAGCGGCCCCCGGTTTTGACGAATCCCATCGGGTGCCTCCAGTCACTCGCGCGGCAGCAGCTCGCTGACCCGCTCAGCCCAAGCACTATCGGCGAGCTCGCCGACCAGCTGCAGGTCAGCGAGCCGCACCGGTATCTCGGTCAGCATCGCCAGACGCACCGCCTGCGGCAGCGCCTCGGCGCAGATTGCCGTAGCCTCGCATCGGCTGTACAGCCCGGCCCGTTTGACGCTCCTGGTGTAGCCGTAGCGGCCCGGCCCCCACCACATGCCGCGCTCAGTGGACCAGACGAGGTAAGGGTCGTCAGAGGGCACCGAACGGTTCCTCGGTGATCGAGGCGCAGTCGTCGCTCGTGAACGTCACAACGCCGTTCTCCAGCCGTGGCCGGCAACCGGTCATCGTGACGATCCTTCCCTCGCCGCACGCCTGCCACGTGTAGCTACGGGCCATATCGAGCGGCCCGTGCAGCCTCTCGAACTCCTTGAGCGGCATGGTCACGTTGAACTCCAGCGGCGGCGTGGTCCTCATGACCGTTCCCTCTCGCACGCAGCGGCCGCAGTCAATAGCGCCGGAATACTGTCTATACATAAGCCCCTCGAACGTAGGAACTTGTCACACGTCCCGCCGTGCAGCTGTGGGTGATCGCACTGGATCGTCGCCGGCGCCTGGCAGACCGCGCACGGCTTGGCCCGCGGCCGCTTGCCGCTGTAGCGGACGAAGGCCTGCGTGCCATCGGGAAAGGTGACGACTTCACACCAGGGCATACGGCCCCCTCATGACCGCGCGATCTGGCGCACCAGCTCGCCGACGACCTCCATTTCGAGTGACACCAAAACGCGGGCCTGGCCGTAGGGCAGCGGCTGGCCGCCGAAGCGCCGCGAGAACACGTCCATCACGACGCGTTCGATCTTGGACGCCATTTCGCCGTTGACGTTGATCGTCTCCGGCGAGGTCGAAGACGGCGGCGGCGGGGGAGGCGGGGGCGGGGGAGGGGGCGGTTCAGGGTCAGGCCTGGGCGGGAACAGCGGCTGGGCCATCCTGGTGCTCCTATCGGCTGTGACCGTATGCAGATGACGATGGTTGGTGTTTAAGCGAACGTTGAGGCGAACGATAGCACCACATAAGAGGCCCCATGATCGTCTACTGCATCGACCCGATCGACTTATGGAGCGGCTGGCATAAGCCCCAGGACATCTTCAAAGTCTCAACCCAACCGTGGGGTATGGAGGGCGAGCATCTTCCGGGAGAATGGGCGAGTGCTTGGATTAAGGCTCAAGCCTTGGCGCGACGGTTGGGCTGGGAGGGCGACTGCCGCGAAGGCCCCTACGTGACGGTAATTCCCGGCAATGGCGGTGGCCCGTGTCCGTTCATCATCGCCTGGAAGCAGGACAACAACGGCACGACCTTCGTCGCCTCGCCGGTTGCGCTGCCCTGGCTAGATGCTGACGACAACATCGAGGGCTGACGGTCGCACGCGCGACATTAGCAGGCGTGCGATATGCAAACTATGAGAGTGGGGCGTGCGGCAAGGCCGCATAAGCCATAGCAGGTGCAGAATGACGCAGGACCAAATACGAAAAGCCCGCGCAGCAATCGCCGCTGTGCAAGCTGATGAGTGCCACTGCTTCGATGCTTTGCGCGATTGCTGCACTCTAAGCACCGATGCCAGCGACGCAGAAGAAAAGCGGGCTTGCTGGTGCTGGGCTAAAGCTGAAGCCGCCTTGCTGGCGCTGGCGAACGACAGAACCGCACAAGAGCCCCACGCATGCCGCTGAAGCTAGATCACCTATCCCGCGTCGAGCATGAGGATTTGGCCGCGAGGCTGACGCGAATACAGGACGACCTCACATACCTAACCCGCCTCGTCCACCGGGCGCCGTTCACTGATGAGGTGCTGCGCTGCCAGAAGCGCATCCAAGAGCGGATCATTGACCCTCTGCGCGAGGCGAGCGACGGCCTGCCGCATTATCCGAACGTCGGCTATGGCGTCCGCGGATAGCGCTGCTTATGCAAACTATGAGAGTTGATTGTAAACGAGCGATTTGGAGTGCCGGGAAAGCTGCATAGCGCATAGCGTTGCGCAACATTTTCCTTGCCGGTTTCGTCGCGCAACGTTATAAGGGGTCGTCGATAAGGAGATGACCCGATGACCTACAGAACCGACCTTGGCACGCTGCCGATTTACGAAACCCGCGACCGGTTGCTAGTCACAGGATACTCGCCGAAGGAAGCGTCAGACGGGATCGCATGGGCCATAGAGCAGGGCGCAGTGACCCAGGATGAATTGCTTGACCTCGCGGTAACGCGCATCCTCTACGATGACGATCAGATCGCCAACGGCGCACGGTGGGGCGCCTAGTGCCCCGCAAAGCCATCGGTGACCGCCCCCTGACCGTTGCCGAGCGGTCGGTGCGGTTTCGGCAGAGGCGGAAAGACCTGCTGGCCGCAGTGAAGGAAGCGCATGAGGAGGTGTGCTGGCAGCGGAACCACGGCGACGGCCACGTCAGCCTGGACGCGATCGACCAGCTCACGGATGCGTTCGACGACTATCTAGCTCAGGCGGCTGGGCGCAATGACGAAGCTGCGCAGCCGCAGCGAGGCAAAATTGCCTGCGAACACTGCGGCGGGACCGGCATCACCGACTGAACACAGACCTCGGCCTGCGTTCCGTCCGCTAACGGTCAAATTATCGGACATAATTTCCGCCACCCCCGGCTGGCGAACTTAAACGGTGCAATTGCGTTCGGAGCGACCGCCCGCCTCGTGGCTTTTCGCGCCGCCAGACGCAGGGCGTAGGTTCGTGATCTTGACCGCTGAGCGGGCTGCTGCGTAGTCGCTTCGCGGCCTCGTCAATGGCCTCGTCCCGCTGTTCTTCAGTGTAGTCTGCGGTGGTCTTGTTAACGGGGGTGTCGTTCACACTGGCTCCTCGGGAACGGGTGGTAGCGGCGTCCAGTGGGTGTGGTAGCCCGGCCACCCACCGATATCGAAATGTGCGATCCGCTTCGGCACCTGGCCATTATGGGCATGCACGACGATCGTCTCGCCAAGGTCGAGTGGCGTGCCGACATACGGCGGCTCGTCCACCGGGAACTTCCACCAGAGCACCGGGCCGATATCTTCATGCCATTCCGAAAGCGGGCGGGCGGTCCTCATTGTTTCATCAATCCAGCCAGGGGCGTCTCTCGCGGTGGCATAAGAGTCAAGAATGGCCGCAGCGCATCAATCAGCGCTGGGGTATGGCACAGCAGCATGATCACCGATCCCGACGGCGCCTGGGCGAAAGTCTGTCGCAGCCGCCGCTGGATTCGCCCCGCGTTCGCGATCTCAACAAGCCACACCTGATCGTTCGCGACGTCGGCGTAGCTGCAGATCCGGTTCAGGACCTCCTGGCAGATAGGGGATACCACCGCGCCGTTTGGCCCGATCTCCCCAATCCCCTCGCCGATGACGAACCGCCTGTCATTGTAGGCGATAGCATCGAACGCCATCAGTTGCACCGGACCGTCCTGCGGTATCATCCACAGCTTCGCTAAGGACGAGGTCATGTCAGCTCCTTCTTCGGCACCATCTGCTTGAACACCTCATAGGTCGCCGGATGCATCACCAGGGAGCCGTTCGACAGCAGGTAGACGTCACGACTGGGCCGGGTGACGTAGTGCTGCCGATGGCCCTGTCGCGCCCGGCGACGGGCGCGTGACGGCGAGCGGGAATGCTGAACCCGCTCCGTCAACAGCAGGCTCGTGACGATGCGGCAGCCAGCGAGGGAAGCCTCGATCACGTCGCTCATGTTCGGATCCAGTTCCAGAAGCCCTGCGCGCCGGTCGCCGGCGCATACGGCTCGAGGGCCTCGATATCGCTGAGTGGCCAGCCCCATAGCTGGTGGTCGACGCGGTCGCTGTCGCGGGCCTCTATCCCCTTCTGCTGCGCGTACTGTGCCGCCGTGATCGGTTTACCAAGCGTTGCCAGGCACAGCACGCTGGACCGGGGGAGCGAACCGGGCGCGGCGTACCACTGCTCCAGCAACGGTCGCGCAACGGCGACATCAAGACTGGTTAGCGCCTCGTTGCCGAAGGTAAGATCCACCAGCAAATCGTCGATCTCGCGCTTCACCACCTTCCGAGCACCAGCATGGATAGCGATCCGCGTGCCAATTAAACGCCGCGGCGCTGGCCAACGCCGCCACTCGAACGGCTTGGCGCCGGCGGCGATGAGCGACGCCCAGGGTTGCCAGACGGTGATGGCCGGGATCGTGTGTTGAGAGATCCGGACCTCTTTCACGTGACGCGAGCCGTCTGACCTTCCGGTCTTCGGGGCGTGGCATCGTTGGCTCCTTGTCGTGGGATCTCGGCGGGATCGGCCACCGTTTGCTCGATGGCGATGAGGCTGTCGCGCGCACCCGATTGCGTGCGGATCAGCTCATCGAGCTTCAGTTGGATCGCCGCGGTGTCGCGCGTCTGGGTATGCTGAAGCAAAAATACCATGAGAAACGTAACTATCGTGGTCGATGTGTTGATGACGAGTTGCCACGTGTCGGAGTAGCCGAACAGCGGCCCGGTGGCGCCCCACCCGATCACCAGCAGGATCGCCAGCGCGAACGCCACCGGCTTGCCGGTGAACATCGCGGTCGCCAGTGCGAAGCGCGAAAACGTCGCGCGCGCGAAGCTAGTTGTTCCCATACCAAACGACATCTATGCCGGCGTCGCGCAGTGCGCAGATGATCGCATCGCGGATGAAGTCCTGCGGGTCGCCGAGTTTCCAGCCCTGCGGCCCCCGCAGCATCTCGCGGCCAATCGCGGCCATACACTCCTCAGCCCGGTGATTGACGATCGCGCGGAGGGCCTTGGCCTGTTCGGCATCCTTCGTCATGACAAGGGCGTCCGCGGCGCATTCCAGGGACGGAACTCCAGCAACGCGTTGCGGGTGAGCTGCGGGTTGTCCCAGCTGCCGTCGAAGCGGATGGCGCGATCGTCGATCGTCACCCAGGCCGGCGGCTTTTCATGCGCGAAGGTGAACTCCAGCGGTGCGGTGGGGTGACGCTGGCCGCCCGCCTTGATCCAGGCGTTGCGCTGCTCCTGCAGCCACACCGCCATCGCGGTAACGCCCTCGTCGGTTTTCGAGCGCGAGGAGTAGATCACCAGCTCGAAGTCATGGCGGACCGTCTCGACCCACTCGAAGAAGCCGCGCACAATGTTGCCGTAGATGCGTCCGTCCTGCCAGCCGCGCTGGTAATCATGGATCACCCCGTCGAAGTCGAGGCAGAGCGTGGGTTTTTTCATCATCGTTATCCTCGGTCGGCGGGTGGGGCGGGCGAAACGTCGTCACCATGACATGCGAGCACAGCGTCGCCGACCAGCCGTTGATCGTGCGGGCGTGGCCGTGGGCGTCGAAGGCGAGCTCGCCGATCGCCACGGCGCGCGTCGGCGAGCGCTCGTCGTACCACCAGGCGAAGACCTTGGCGCCAGGCAGGCCATGGCACGCCTCGGTGCGGACCCAGCGGCCGGCCCGCGTCGGCTTCGGCGGCGTCATCCGCTCAGCGCCGCCTGCGCCAGGCGCGAGGCGTCGTAGTGGCTGCGGCCGCTGCGAAACGCCTGCTTGGCCTCGGCGCTGAAGTTCACCAGGGCATCGGCCACCCAGGTCTGCTGGCCGTTGGCGAGCGTGCGCGGATGGGCCATGCGCAGATGCGGCCGCGGCGAGGCGTGCGTGCCGCCCTGCGGCTCGCCGGACGCCGTGGCGCGCTTCAACAACGCCGTGACGTAGGGCTCGCTGTCGACGACCTGGTGCGACGGGATCGGCGGCTTGCCGGCGCGCATGCGCGCACGGACCAGCTTCTCGCTGGGCGCGACCGTCCTGCGCTCGATGCCGCGCGTCGAGAGGATCAGCAGCGCGGCCATCAGCGGGTCGAGGATGGCGAAGGTGGCCGAGAGCTGCAGGCTGTGGAGATCCGCCGCCTGGCCGGCACGCTCGAGCGTCAACCACCGCGTGAAGCACGGCAGGCACGACGGGAGCAGGACTTCGGGCTGCTCGGCGTTTGGCATGAGGCCGACGACGTCATCGACGAGCAGGGCGCGGGTGCTCGCGGTGTAGACCGGCCTCAGGCCGATCCCGGTGATGGTGCGGGCGACCGCATCGCGGGGGATGACCAGGATCAGGCGGACATGGTTGCTGTCATCGACATAGCGCATCAACCAGGGCTCGCCGAACGGCTGGCCGAGAACGCCCTGGTTAAAGAGCGGGCCTGCCCGTCTGGCCGCCTTCTCCAGCGCATCCCAGGGGAGCCGGCCGAAATCGATCAGCCGTCCGTGCTTGGTGGCGGTGCCGCAGAGGTCGGCGATGGCGTCGAGATGATCGAGCGATATCACCGAGTTCATGGCGTCGGCCGGCAACTGAAGTGCGAAGGCCTCCTGCGCGCTGAGCGAGACGACATCGCCGCTGAGCAGCACGCCGCGCATCTCGCCCACCGAGGGCATCCACGGCTCGAGGCGAGTGGTTTCGAACAGGGCGTGCCTTTGCCGCTGGCGTTCGGCGTCGACCTCGGTGGTACGCATCAGGGCCTCCCTGGCCGCATCAACACCTCAGCGATGGGCGCCATCTGGTTCACCTCATCGATCCGCAACGGCTTGCGCCATTGCATGGAAATCACGGATTGTTCGGGGATGAAGGGTTCGTCGGTGCCAAGCCGGAACATGATCCGGTCGCGGATCGCCTCCATCTTGCGCAACGTCGTCAGGCTCCAACGGAGCACAGGGCGCGGACCGGCGGGTTCCTGCAGCGCCAGGCTGAGATGCCACAGCGGGCGGCCTTCCGCGTAGACGGTTCATTCGAGGCCGATATTGACCGTCAGGCAGGCCGAGACGTCGCGCTCGGCGAGCCAGTAGTGGTTGGTCCTGATGTCGCGTTCCGGTTCGAAGACGGGATTGAGGAGCGCGAAAACGGAATGGGCGTGGGGCATGGTGTGGCGTCCGAAAGCGCGGAAAAATATTCCGGATTTTATGACGGTGGCGCGGTTTCCTGCGCCTCTGCGGCGAGAGCGAGGTGCTGCTCGTCGAGGATCCGCCAGACGAGATGGATGGCCTCATCGATGGTGGTGGCGGTGCCGGTCCATTGCCGGCCACCGGGGGCGGTGACGCTGACCCGCGTCGTGCCGTCCGTATCCGGTGGGGCGATCTCGGCCTGCCAGCCGTCGTCATAGACGAGCTGCATGGTGGTTTCGTCGGGCACTCAGTGCTGCACGTGCTCGGGGGGCGGGCGGAGCACCGTGGCGAGGCCGGCGTTGACCGCCACGTTGTGCAGGTCCTCCAGCAGCGCGGCGTCGTCGTGGTTCATGACGGTGACGACGCGGCTGACATCGGTCGGCAGGCGCTGCAGCAGGGTTTCGGTGAACTCCGCCATCGCGCTGGCGCACTGGTGCGAGCGCCTCAGATCATCGAAGTTAAGAGCGGGATCGGTGGTGCGGATTTCGAGCATCACGAGGAAGGTAGACGGTTTCGCCATCAGATTGTCCTCTTCACGGCAAGTCGGAACTCACGATCAACGATGCAGAACGCGAGCGTTTCGCGCATCGAATTGTCGATCTCCTCGAAGGGCACCCGGGCTTCGCCGCCGAGGCGGTGGACCAGCGCGATCAGCAGTTCGTCGCGAAAGTTCTCGCGCATCACGGCGAGCCATGACGATGACGGTTCAACAGGGTCAACATCCACGCCCATGTGCCGCGGCCTTTCGAGCGGGCTTCGATGGAGTCTCCCCGTTGTCGCACAAAGCGACGAAGTTGCAAGCGGGACGAACAAAAAATCGTGCAACGCCGTGTGGTTTTCGTTGCCACACAACAATGGGTCGCTTTCTGACAAGAACTGGGGCCGTTGCGCTTGACTCTCTTTCGGTGGCGTGGAGGACTATGTTTCTACGCGCTATGGCTATCCGGTGGCGACCGGACCGGATCGGAGAATCTGATGTCCGCTATTCTTGAGGCACCCGATATCATCACGCTTCCGATGCTGGTGCTTGCCTGTGCCTGGTGTCACGAAGCGGTGTCGCTCAGTGCGATCTGGAAGCTGGTTCCGGTCAACGGCCATCTGCGCCTGATGCCGTATCATGCAGCCTGTGCCCACCGCGCGACCTTCGTGCCCGGTCTCAACCACCTGAAGCGGCTGTGTGCCTGTTACGGCGGCACGGCGCCGGCGGATCCGCCGGATCTGAGCTTGCGCGAGGCCGCCGATGAGGCGGTGCGCTATTGGTGTGGACAGCTCAATCAGCCACTGCGGGAGTAGTCGGGTGTATTACAACCTCGACGTGAATATCGTCGTGGTTGTAATTCCTACCTAGTCTGCAACTTACCATAAGATCTATTAGACGGTCGGCCGAAGTCGGCCTCCGGCCTGAGTTCCTCGCCTCGGTTGTAACGGGGAAAGACGCTGTTGCGGCGCACCAACGCTGCGACTTATAGTTGCGGCGCAGCGGCGACAGCGAGGGAGAGTCTACCCATTCCGGCCGGATTGGCAAGCCACCGTGAGCGATGAACCGCCACGACGCAGTGAGCGGAAGAACTTCGTCGAGACGGTCTGGGCGATGCGCGAGACCTTCCTGTCCGCCGGCATCGACCCGCTCGACCAGGACAGCCGCGAGCGGTTTGCCGCCGAACACCGCTGGGTGCGCGGACGGGTCGAGAAGCAAACCTCGCGCGGCAAATGGATCGCCTCGGTGTGGACCACGGTGTTCGTCGCCCTGCTCACCGCCTCGGTCACCGCCCTGGTGCCGATCTGTGGCCGGCTGCTAGCAGGATGGATGGCCCGATGAGCGAGGAACACACGACGCCCCTGGCGCGCTGGCGGCCCTACGTGTCCTGGCGCGCGGTGCTCGCCGGCTTCGTCCTCGGCTCGATCATCTCCTGGACCGCCGGGATCTGGGTGGCGTTCGGCCTGCAGCGCGATCTCGCCGCCGACCTGGCGCAACAGCGCCAGCAACTCGACGCCGAGGTCGAGCGGCAGCGCATTCTCACCCAGGACCTCGGCAACTTGCGCGAACGCATAGCGAGTATCGAGGCGCGGCTTGGTAATTATGTCGCCAATGCCGAAGAGCTCCGCACCATCGATCGCCACCTCTCAGCGGTCGATGGCAGGCAGGACGGCATTGATCATCGCATGCAGGCTCTCGAGGAGCAGGTGACCAATGCGCGCGGGAAGGTTGACGCTGCCCTTGCGGCCAGCGGGCGGAAGCGATGAGGGTGTTGCTCGTCTGTCTGCTGCTGGTCGCTTGCACTCGGCCGGAAGCTGTTCCTCCCTTGTCGGCGCCGGCCGAGTTGCAGCTCTGCCCGAAAGGCGCGCCGCCGCCGCCGTCCCTGCCCGGCCTGATCACGCCGGAAAAGCTCCGCGCCTGGGCGATCGCCACCGATGCGGCCTATCGCCACACGCTGTGGGCGCGCGACACCTGTGCGGCCTCGCTGGCAGCGCTGGTGCACTGGATCGAAACCGGCGGGACCGATGAGCACCGTACGCGCGCCGCCGTCGCGGCAGGGGATCGCTGAGCGGCTCGAGGGCGATCAGGCCTTTGACCAGCCATGCCGCCACGCCAAGCGGGTGTGGTTCTACGCGGTCTATTGCCACAGCCCGGTCGCGCAGTTTCATAAGTGCGTCTACCGCGGTGAGCCAGCGAGCGCGCACGCCGCCGACCTGTGCGGCGATTACCAGCCCAATCCGGCCTGGAGCGAGGCTGACGAAGCGAGCCGCGTAAGCCGGCCGCGGCGTCCTTGGCTGCGTTAGACGCGATCCGCTCAGCTCTCGGTGGGCTTCGCCGGGGTCAGCCGGGGATGACGCGGCTTCGGCGCGATCGCGCCGGTTTCGATCTTGCCGATGCGCTCGCGCTCGTAGTCGCTGCCATACATCGCCACCAACTCGTCGTAGTCGAAGCCGAGGAGGTTCGCGAGCGAGCGGATCTGCGCCAGCGTCTCCGCCGGCTCGGCATCGCGCAGCGGTTCCAGCAGCTCCGAGGGATCATCGAGCAGGTTGGTCAGATCGCGCACGAAGGCCCCGCGGGCATAGGTCACGACGGTCGCGAAATCGTCGTCTGACAGATCGTTCCTGGTGGGCTCAGGCATCCTCGGGCACCCAGACGGCGGAGCCGCCGGTCGGCTCCATGTGCTCGAACTTACAGCGATACCACGCCAGCCTGCGATGGGGCGTCGCGATGTAGCCGTGCGCGCCCCAGGGTTTCGGGTCTGTCACCACCATGAGGCAGCCATCGGCCCATTGCCGGCTGCGGCCGGCGTCTGGCGTCGGTGAGATCTGCACGATCTCGCCGCGTTTGAGCGCGCGTGGTTCCATGCTGGTGCCTAGTCTCCGTGGTAGAGCCGCCAGATAGCCGAGTAGCTGAGATAGCCGAAGTTCCCCTGGCGCGGATAATCCTCGCCGGCGCCGCGCAGGCGCCGCAAATGGCAGATATCGGTCAGGTGCTGCACCGTGTCCTGCGAGATCAGCCGACCGCGGGCGCGGCGTAAGGTCGGGCCGTTGGTGATCGCGACGACCTCCCAGATCGAGTGCGGATCGAGCCGTCCGAGGCAGAGCAGCTTGGTGCCCAGTTGGATCTGGTGGATGGTGAAGAAGATATCGTCGGGAACCGGCTCAGTTCGATGACGGCCGGTCTTCGTCACTACCTTGGGCGAGGTCTTGACCGGCTCCGGTCGTTTCACCGGTATCGGCTCATGTATCTGCGCTACGCGCTGACGACGCTTGGTCGAAACCGGTGCCCGCTGGGTTTTCGCTTGGCGGCGCAGAGGATTTTCTCGATTTGTCAGCGCCGCTATAGGCTTGGTGGTGCTAGGCAAAGTGCTCGATTCCAACGGCAGGGTGTCAAACGCGATATGCGCGGGCGAACCGTATCACACGCGCCTGTGGCGTCAATCGAGCCGTCGCGGAGGTGACCGATGCCATTAGACGCGGCGGAAACCGCGGAGTTCCTCTCTCAGCGTGTCCTCATCGAGCGCGAACTCGGCCGCCGCTCCTTCTACGATTTCTACCTGATGGCCTGGCCGTATATGGATCCCGAGCCGTTCGTTCCGGGCCGGCATATCCGGGTCATTACCTTTCATCTGCAACGGGCGGCGCGGCGCGAGATCCAGCGGCTGGTGATCTGCATCCCGCCGCGGCATTCGAAATCGCTGCTCTGTTCGGTGGCGTTCCCGGCCTGGGTGTGGACGTGGTGGCCGTCGGCGAAGTTCATTACATCAAGCTATGGTCAGCAACTCGCCACGCGCGATGCGCTCGCCTGCCGCCGTCTGGTCGAGAGCCCGTGGTATCAGGAACGCTGGCCGGAAGTCCGTTTCATGGGCGACCAAAACCTCAAAACCCACTACCAGACCACCGCCGGCGGCGTGCGCTTCGTCGGTTCGCCCGGCTCCGGCGTGACCGGCCACGGCGCGGATTTCTCGGTGTTCGATGATCCGCACGACATTACGAAAAGTGAGAGCGAAGCGAAACGAAATGAGGCCTGGCGCTACTGGTTCGAGACCATGTCGGGGCGCTTCAACAACCCGATGCGGGGAGTCTCCATTGCCGTCCAGCAGCGTACCGGAGAACGCGACGTCGCCGGCGAGTGCATCCGCCGCGGCTGGTATCACGTGGTCCTTCCGGCCCGTTACGAGCCCGATCATCCCCAGCGCCATGAGTTCGACTGGCGTCGTCGTCCAGGCGAAGCGCTGTGGCCGGAGAAGTTCGACGAGCCCACGCTGACGCGGCTCTGGGACACACTCGGCGGGGCGGATGGCTATGCCGTGGCCGGTCAGCAGCAGCAGCGTCCGGCGCCGCGCGTCGGTGGCCTGTTCAAGCGGCACTGGTTCAAGATCCTCGAAGGCCTGCCCTCGGGCGTGATCTGGGTGCGCGCCTGGGACTTCGCCGCCACCGTCGATGACGGCAGCAACGATCCTGACTGGACGGTGGGCGTCAAGATCGGCTTCAACCCCGCCAACAGCAGCTACATCATCGCCAACGTGGTGCGCGTGCGCGCCGATCCGGGCGATGTCGATGAGCTCCTGGTGAAGACGGCGCAGCTCGACGGGCGCGACGTCACCGTGTTCCTGCCGCAGGATCCGGGAGCGGCCGGTGTCTCCGACCGCAATGCGAAGATGAAGGCGTTGCCGGGCTGGGTGGTGAAGTCCTCACCGATGACCGGCTCGAAGGTCCAGCGGGCAACCCCGCTGGCGAGCCAGGCGCAGGCCGGCAACGTCTATCTCTACCGCGCCGACTGGAACGAAGACTTTCTCGGCGAGATCTGCGCCTTTCCCTCGGGCCTGCACGACGACCAGGTCGATGCCGTGGCGTCTGGGTTTAACCTGTTCATCGACAGCTCCTATGGCCTGCTTGAATGGTTCAAGTCGCAGGCTGCCGATCTCGCCGCCGCGGACGCGGCGCTGCGCCGCTCAATGGGCTTGGTCCAATTCGTCGATTACGAGCGCGTTTAGGGAGGATGCCATGTGGGCAAGCTTGCAGGAGGTCGACCAGGCGCTCCGCGGGCAGGCGGCGATCGACCCGGAGCGGGCCGCCTGGCTCAGGACCAAGCTGGCGGCGGTCTACCCACGGTATTTCGACGTCCTGGCGCGCTGCGAGGAGGGTGTGCCCATCCGCACGATCGCCCGGCAGCTCGGGATCAGTCCCGCCCACACCTACCTGTGTTTTCAGAAGGCCCGCCGTATGCTGAGCTATCTGCAGGAGGCGACCAGCGGTGAAGGGGAACGGCATGATCGAGTTCGGGCTGCGGGACCCATGAGCAACGCCGAACTCCCGCTGTCTGGTCCTCGGGACGACGAACGGGTGAAACGCCTGCGGGCGATGCTTGAAGTGAAGTACCCGAAGCATTTCGCCGCCGTGGCGCTGCGTGAACAAGGCTTGACGTTTCGCGAGATCGGCCAGTCCTTGAGCGTCAAGCAGAGGCGTGCCCACGATCTTTATCGTGTGGCTCTCCGGAAACTGCGCAGGCTTGAGGAGGCCGTCCACGCCGCGCCGTACGACATCAAGGCGCAAGTCTTCTCCAGCCGGATCGTGAATTGTCTTCGGAGCGACGGCCTGGAGGACATGCGTCAGGTGGCGGCGAAGTCCGATCGGTATTTTTTGCTGTCGGTCAACTTTGGCCGGAAATCGCTCCGTGAGCTGCGCCAGCGCCAGGCCGAACTCGGGTTACCCGAGAGCCCGAAGGATGACCCAGCATGAGCGCCGATCATCTGGCCCTTCTCGGCATCGGCCTGCTCGTCGTGATCGGCGTGATGCTGCTGCTGCTGTCGATCGTCGTGGTCAATCTGATGACGCGCTACGAGCGCTTCCGCACCGAACTCAACGACGTGCTGCAGGCCTTCCACGCCAACATTGCCGATATCAACCAGCGCCTGACCGCGGCCGGCTATCCGCCGGCCTCGGCGCCGACGACGCGCACCACCTATCCCGCCTGGGTGCCACCGACCGCGGCGAACCGCTAAGGCGCGCATCAGGTCCGCTTTCGGTTCGGGGTGAAGGCGATCTCGTCAGGGGTGCCGAAGGCGCGCCGCAGCGCCGCCAGTTTCGCCCGCCGCACGGCCGGCGCGAGCTTGTGCGTCGTGCCGTAGCCGTCGGCCGCGGTGGCGAGATCGCCGCCGGCGGCGCGCAGGCGCGTGGCGAATTCCTCCGCCGCCGCGGCGATCGACACCTCGGGCAGAAAGCGGCTGCGGCCGTGCAGATACGGGTTGGCGGCGATCTGCTGGCCGAGGCCGCCGGCGCTGCTCGCCGGCCGTCCGCCCGGGCCGCCGCGGTTGCGGATGTTCTGAAAGCCGGACTCAAGGCCGATCAGCTCCGCCAGCCCGGCCGCTGGCAGGCCATAGCGCGCCGCCGCGTCGCGGATCAGCGGCATGTAAGGCTGGGCTTCGGGCCGATAGATCCACAGCGCCGGCGGCTCGGCGGGCGCCGGCGCGACATAGGGGTGTTTACAGGGCGCGCAGCCGCGCCCGAGACCGCCGCCATGAGGATGGCGGTCGCAGCGAGCATCGATTTGAGCATGTCAGGCTCGCAGGCGAGAGGGATGGAACGGGTTGCTGGCAGGGGGGCGGCGTCGGCCGCGGCCGCGGCCCGCCGCAAGGCAGGCTTCGAGCATCTCAGGCACGAACAGGACCGGCTTCGGCGGGGTCGTCTCGTCCGGCTGCGGGCGGGGCGGCACGGGCGGGAGATCGGACAGGCCCTCGCGCCGACGACGCGCGGTGACCCAGGCAGTGCCGATGCGCTGCAGGGTGTCGCCCGTCGTTCCCAGGTACTCTGCGATCTCCGCGCGTCCGTGCCGCCAATACGCCGACTCAGCCGTCAGAAACGCCACCGCGGCGCGGTAGTCAGGCGAGTCCAGCGCCAGGCTCTCGACGTCCTCGCGCGCTTGCAAGACAACGGAGGCCCACAGGGCCGTATGTCCTTCGAGGTATTCGCGCATGACCGATCCCGGTGCGGCTGGACGTCCGTATAATCACGTATCCGTGAGGTCAGATGGAAGGACCATCTGATTACCATTCGATACAGTCACGAAGGGTTGGCGGAGCACGCGATGGCTGAATCGCCGAGCGCAAAACGACGCCGGATCGAAACGCTCATCCGCCGTTTCGAAGCCACCATCCCGTATCGGAAGCCGCTCGTGGTTACTTACGAATCCGTCATGGGCATGCAAACGTTGAAAGCGGTCGGCCTGCCTGCGATGGTGCGGTCAGGCACCATTTTCGTGACAACGAGTCCCGGCCACATGCTGGCTATTCCGAAAAGCAGCGTGATCGATATCCGTGCGCTCTATCCCGCGGGGTCCTGACGTGTCGAAGCCGCGCTATTACCGCCTTATCGGGCGTCTGGCGGTGCCCTGTAATGATCTTGATCAATGGGCACGTTCGCAGCGCGAACCGGCGCGCCGCGTTGGCTGGGACCGGGTCGGCGTGTATGAAATCAGCACGGCGTTCGTCGGCTTCGACATCGCACCCTGGTCCACCCAGGACGGGCCGCATCTATTCGAGACCATCATGTTCGGATCGTCCCTACCGATGTCGTGGCAAAGCGCCAGCTGGGCCGAGGCGGAGATCCATCATCTGGCCGCCGTCGCGGTGGCGACGCAGTTAACCGCGCAGCGGCGCGCGAGCGAGGACCGTGGTGACGCAGGATATAGCTCTCGATCAGGCGCTGCGCGGGCTTGAGACCGCACTGGCCGAGGTCTCGCTGCCGCGGGCCGAGAGCATCGCGCGCAGCTTCTACGATCCGGACGACCGGACCGTCTATCACCGCTCCGACGATAGCCACTGGCACGCCGTCGGCTCGTTGGGCGCGCTGCGCGCCGACGCCCGCGCGCTGCTTGCGGCGCACCGGGTGCTCGCCGCTCTCGACAGCGAGCGCCTGGCCGCCGACTACGCGCGGGTGCGCCGCGACACACTGGCGTCCGTCAAGGAGCGGCTGGGCCGGTTGCCCGCCTCCGGTCCGGCGCTCGCGGTGATCGATGACCTGATGCGCGAGGTGGACGGCGATGACCCGGACGCGTGAGGAGATCGAGCGGCTGACCCACGAGGTCTATGCCGCGGCCAGCCGGGCGCTGGTCGATCCGGCCTTTGCCGCGAGCCTGCCGCTGCCGGTGCGCGCCGACGACGCGCTGAAATCGCTCTATGTCAGCTGGCTCGAGGCGGCGGCCCGCCAGCTGGTGCCGGCGGAGCGGTTTCGCTGGGCCGTTGTCCAGACGATCGGCGGCAACGGCTATCTCCACATCACCCCGATCGACGCGGCTGAAGGAGCTGAGATTGATGACTAACGCGGACGTCTATCGCGCCGGCATGCTCAGCGTGCCGCATGGTCTGCCGGTCGATGGCCTCCAGCGCCTGCTGCCGCCCGAGCACCGCATCGCCGGCATCTCGCCCGGCGCGCGGTCGGACCGCTTCATCATCGAGGGCGCGAGCCTGCCGCCCGTCTCGCCCGCTGGCTTCCCGCCTTCGGTCGTGCTGTTGCTGGAACTGCGCTACGACGGTGCGGCTGTCGAGGTGCACGGGTCCTGGGGGCACGACGAGGCGCAGCGCTGGCTGATCGATCGCTGGGCGGATTTCGACGCCTACAAGCGCGACGCCATATTGGACCCCCTGGACAGCGCTTCCGAATAACGACCCCGGCGTCTTCCCGATGGTAGCCTCCTGCACCGCTGCGTCAGCGCGCAGTGCAGGAAACCGAATACATGGCGGAGAGAAGCTGGCAGCCCGCTGAGTATTTCATCGGGAAGGACGCCTATGGCCGCATGGTCAACGTTCGCCATGCGACGACATTCACCGGCAAGGATGTCTGGTCGCTCCACCGCGACCCCGGTGATGCCACCGACGATGCCGAAGCCATCAGCGGGTTGACGGCCGAGAACATCCTGGCGCTGGCGGCGCTGGTCCGCCTCTACATCAGCCGCGCCCCGACCCAGCGCCCGGGTTAGACGCTCAACCCCCAAAGCGCGTAGCCGCCCGCGGTCAACCTGGTGGCGCTGGTCGGCGCGCCGAGATCGCCGTTGCCGTAGGGACCAAGCCGCAGCGTGGTCGCCCGTGCCAGGGTCACCCCCTGGGCGGCGCCGGCGTTGAGGGTCGCGACGGCGCGGTCAAAGGTGATGATGCCCGCCTGATCGTAGCTGCTCTGCACATCGATCCGGGGTGCGACGCTGGCGCTGCCGGGCGAGAGCTGCAGGTCGAGATCATAGCCGGTGCCGACCGCGGCGGTGAGCAGCGCGACCGCATTCGTCAGGCGGTTCAGCTGCGGCGGTGCGAGCGATTCGAACGCCTCCGAGGCCTGTAGCACCAGCGAGCGATAGGTGTCCGAGGCGTCGTTGTCGTTCCAGAAGGTGGCGCTGCCGTCGGCCGAGAGCACGGCGCACGGGCTGTCGCTGGCCGAGAAGTCGAGACCGCGGACCGACAGCCGATAGGCGGCGTAGCCCGTTGGCAGCACGAAATCGAGGAACGCCACCGGCGTGCCGACGGTGCCGGTGGTGAGGCAGATGAGGCCACCGCCCACCGGCGCAGCGAGCGTAGCGCCCGGCTGGTCGAGACGCAGCTGCAGGCCGGCGCCGCCGGCGGCTCCGAGGCTTATCTGGACGGTCTGGCCGGGGCGGGCGAGCTCGACCCTCATGCCGGCGCCGGCGTCATGTTCTGCAGCACCGAGACCCCGAAGCCGCCGGAATACACCACGGTCGTGCCATCGCTGATGCGGAAGTCGCCGCCCAGGCGGCCGAGCGGCCAGTTGTCGGTGGTCGCCTGGAGGGTGAACACGCCCGGCGTTTCGGCCGGCTGTACATCGAGCAGCGTCACCAGGGCATTCGAGGCAGTGCGCAGGCCGCAGGTGATGCTCAGCGCGGGCCCGCTGTAGGGCGTGCCGTCGTCGTTCAGCACCGTCATCGTCAGCTGAAACGTCGCCCCGCGGGTGATTTCGAACTCGCTCGCCACCGGCGCGCCTCCGACAAATCCGCGAATCTGCGCGAACGGACTGTAGGGATACAGCCGAAAGGCGTCTATTGATAGGACATGACAACCATGCCGCGACCCTTGCGCGCAAGGTCACACGCTCATCTGGTGTTCGTCAGGTCCCTGCGGTGCACGGTGTGCGGCGAGGCGCCGCCCAGCGATCCGCATCACCTGAAGCATCTTCAGCCGCGGGCGCGCGGCCTGAAATCCGGCGACCAGTGGACGGTGCCGATGTGCCGCCGCCACCACGACGACGTCGAAGGCGCCGGCGACGAAGCGGCCTGGTGGATCGCGAGGAACATCGATCCGGCGCCGCTGGCAGCTGAACTCTGGGGACTCAGTCGAGGTGGTCTATGACAATGTTGCTGGTACTCTTCGTCATCCTGATCGTCCTCGCGGGCGGCGGTTTCTGGGGCTATCGCTCGGGGTACTATGGCGTCTGGCCCTTTGGCGGCCTGATCGGGGTGCTGTTTCTGATCCTGATCATCTGGCTGGTCTTCGCGGCCGTGCCCGCCCCACCGGTGGTTCGGTAGGAGGCGGCGATGCCTGAAGGTTATCTGAACCGCTACGACACGTTCTTCGACATCATCCCGTCGGATACGCAGACGGTGCAGGGGCCCAACCGCGCCGACGGCTTGCCGACGCCCTATTGCAACGGCTTCCTCGCGCTCACCGACGGCAACCTCACCGCGCGTTCGAAAGCCGGCCACGCGCTGGCGGCGCGGACCTTCCCGGTGATCGCCGGCACGGTCTACGACATCGGCCTGAGCTACGTGTACACGACGTCAACGGCCACGATCATGGGGCTGCTCTGACATGGCCCAGCCGCCCAGCCTCTGGAACGGTGGGCGCATCTTCAACCTGCCTGGCCTGAGCCGGGACAATGCGCCCCAGAAAGCCGTCGACCCGGGCCTGATCGCGCGCGTCAGCGCCGGCGTGCGCGGCTGGCTCGGGATGAACACCACCCCCGGCGCGCCGGAGGTGTCGTTCTTCCCGCCGGGCCAGCCGATGACGCCGATCGCCCCCTCGGCGGTGGGGCGGGCGTTCGACTACCCGACCAACTACAACGCCCAGCTGCGTGCGCGCTCCTACGAGCCGATCGACTTCGAGACCCTGCGCGCGCTGGCCGAACCCGCCTCCGGCGGCTGGGACCTGATCCGCCTCGCCATCGAGACCCGCAAGGATCAGATGGCCAAGCTCACCTTCTCGATCCTGCCGCGCAAGCCGCCCGATGCGCAGCTGCGCGCCAAGAGCGACAGCCGCTGCAACGCGCTCGAGACCTTCTTCCGCCGCCCCGACGGCCAGCACAGCTGGGCCGAGTGGCTGCGCATGCTGCTCGAAGAGCATCTCGTCATCGATGCGGCGACGATCTACTGCCACCGCACGCTCGGCGGGGACGTGGCGCGGCTGCAGATCCTCGACGGCGCGACGATCAAGCCGATCCTCGGCTATGACGGCCGCCGGCCCGCCGCCGGCCCGGCCTATACCCAGATCCTCAAGGGCCTGCCGGCGGTCAACTACACCGCCGATGAGCTGGTGTACGCGCCACGCAACCCGCGCGCCCACAAGGTCTACGGTTACTCGCCGACCGAGCAGGTCCTGGTGACGATCAACATCGGCCTGCGCCGTCAGGTCAGCCAGCTCGCGTTCTTCACCGAGGGCAACGTCCCCGACGCGGTCGCCCAGGTGCCGCCGGACTGGTCGATCTCGAAGATCCAGGAGTTCCAGGACTACTGGGACACGATCGTCAACGACGCGGTGCGCCGGCGGAAGATGAAGTTCATCCCGGCGGGCGTGCAGTTCCAGCCGACACGGAACGACCAGGCGCTGGTGGACGCCTTCGACGAGTGGCTGGCGCGTGTGGTGCAGTACTGTTTCAGCCTGCCGCCGACGCCGCTGGTGAAACAGGTCAACCGCGCCACGGCGGAATCGGCCTACGAGCAGAGCCTCGATGAAGGCCTCCAGCCGTTGATGGTCTGGGTCAAGAGCATCATCGACCACATGATCGGCGCCTGGTTCGGCCACCCCGACCTCGAGCTCGTCTTCGATGACATCCGCAAGACCGATCCCGCCGAGAAGGAGGCGCGCGACATCCCGCTGATCCAGCAGGGGGTGATCTCGCGCGACGACCTGCGCGCCGATCGCGGCCTCGAGCCGCTCGGCATCCCGCCGGTGGTCCAGGGGATCGGCCCGCTCGGCTTCATGTCGGTTCAGTCGATGATCAAGGCGATCGAGCAGGGCTGGGATCTGAACGGCGTGCAGCCGGCCGCCCTGCCCGGCATGCCGGGCGCGCCCGGGAGCGAACAGGGGGCTGACCTCGCCCAGCTCGGCACCGGCGGGCCGGGGGACCCGCTGGCGAACCTGCCGCCACCGATCCTCGAGGCGCTGGGGGTGGCGCCACCACCGGACGGCGCGGGGGGCATCGCCAACGACGACAGCCAGCCCGACCCAACCGGCCTAAACACCCCTAAACAGGGACTAAACACCCCTCAACAGGGCGCAACCAACTCCAACGTCATCCCGATCCACAAGCACCCGCAGATCCAGGCCGCGCTGCGCACCGGCGAGGCGCATGCGCGCCGGCTCGCGGACCGCATGGCAGGCCAGTCATGAGCCGCGAGCCGTTGTTCTGCCTGCCCAGTCTCGAGGCGCTGCACCGGCTGCTGGTCGACGTCTTCGGCGCCGAGGTCGTGGTGCAGAGCAACCCCGACGAGGCCGCCATGCTCGAGGGGATCCGCCAGGCGTTCAACGCCGGCGCCGCCGAGGTGACGCTGTATTCGCGCAACCGCCAGGTCGCCAGGATCCTGCCCAACGGCGAGCTGCACGTGCTCTGGCAGGACCGCGAGCGGCGCGATGGATGATCGGGGCGCCCGCCTGCTGCCGCGGCTGTTCGCGCGCCTCGACACGGTCGAGAGCGAGGGCGAGATCGCCAGCACGGTGCTGTGTATCCGCGCGATGGCCGGTCCCGCCGCGTTCAGCGGCGCCCTGATCGGCGCCAACGAAGACACCGTGCCCCTCACCCACCCCGACCGGCGCGTGGTCGCGCGCCTGCGCAGCCTGTCCACGATGCTGCGCTACGCCGGTCCCGCCGACGACGAGGGCGAGGCGCTCCTCCAGCGCGTGGCCCGCGCGCTGTGGGACGGCACGCCGGTCGAACGTGCCGACCTCCTCGTCGTGCTCGCCTACCTGCCCGATCTGCTGCGCGCGCGCGCGCCGGCCGAGGCCGAGCTGCACACCCCGCCGCTGCCGAGTGTCGCCGACGAGGTGCGCGGGACGATGAACGAACTCTGGCAGCTGCTGCGGAAGCTCTAGATGGACAAGCGCGCGCCCCTCAGTCAGCTCGAACTCGCCCAGCGTAAGGCCGCCGGCGAGGCCTCCGGCCGGGCGCGCCAGCAGCACCACGCGGAAACCACGCCCTCGGTGCGCCAGGGATCGACCGCGGCGCCCTCTCGCCGGGCGGTGGCGCTGTTCCGCCAGGGCCAGGCGCGGCCGGACACCCGCGCCAAGCGCGGCGCGTGGGACACGCGCAGCGTCGAGCCGCCGGTGGGCGCGATGAACGCCTCGTTCACCTTCCACCTGCCGAAGTCCTATCTCGACAAGACGCCGGATCGTCCGCGTCTTGGGCCGAAGTCGCTGGCGATGGCGCTGGCGCGCGCTAAGGCCGCCGGCTCGCCGCACCAGGATGTCGTCGTCACCAACCCCGCGGTGCTGGCCGAGGCGCATCGGCACAAGCAGATGCGCGAGATCATCACCCGCACCGTCGGCGTGGTGCGCGATCACCAGGCGGGCACGATCGAGCAGGGTCACAAGCGCGGGCTGATCCCCGAGGGCACGCGGCCTGGCACGGTGGCGCGGGCGTACAAGCACGCCGCGCTGAAGGCCATGCACAAGGCCGGGCTCGGCGCCTACGACCACCAGATGGATGACGAGGCGAAACGCGAATTCGCTCCGCTCGTTCCTTTCATGCGCTATGCCCACCGGCGGGTTTTCGACCACCTGAACCAGGGCGCGCTGAAAGGAAAATGGACGCCGTTCCGCGAGGAATACGGCGTGCTGTTCCGGCAGAAATACCACGGTAAATACACCGGTAAGACGCGGATGCGAATGAAACCAAACGACGAGTTCATCAAGGTCGAATTCGGTGATCTCGGCGACGCGGCGCTGGCCAAGGCCTGGTTGTCCGAGATCCCGCCGATCGCCGGCTCGACCGAGCGGCTGCCATCGGGGCTGTTCCGGGTCGTCGACCGCTCGATCGCTTTTCCGACGCCCCTGGCGAAATCCGGCGGGGTCGGCGCCATTCAGCGGCGTGCGGCTTTTTCGATGCCCCTGGCGAAATCCGACGGCTTCTTCCTCGGCGACTTCAACACCGACCCAAAGCGCCAGCTCGCGCGCGCCATGCGGCCCCGGCTGCGCCAGCGCCGGGTCAGGCTGCGGCTCAACACGCAGAAGCACCTGCGCCGGCTGCTGTCAGGCGGCATCACGCGGCAGGAGCGCTGGCAGCTCGGCGCCACGACGCGGATGGGCAAGCTGGAAAAGGGCGCGCTCGGCGCCATCGCCGGCGCGGCGGTCGCTGGTGGCGCGGCCAAGCTCATCCACCACGCGCTGGCGGCACGGCGGGTGCGGGCGAACGCGCGCAACCTCTACTCCATGACGCTGAAGAACGCCGTGCGCGAGCACCTGCGCCACGTCGAGGGGGGTGTGCCGTCGCCGCACATCAACGCCGGCGCCAGGCGGGCCTTTCACGCCGCCAAGAAGCTGGCGCTGCACCAGGCCAAGACCCAGCGCAACGAGGGTCTGCGCCGGCTGAAGACCCCGAAATCCCTTCTGCTGGGCGCCGGAGCCGCGGGCGGCGCCCTCGGTGGCACTCTCGGTGGCCGGCGGCCATCGCTGCCACCGCTCTATCAGTCCGCAGCCCTACAGGATGAGGAGACCCGTGCATGAGCGACGTGACCACCCGCACCGAACAGACCGACCACGCGCCGCTACCAGGCGGGCCGCAGCCGATTCCGATCGACACCGATCGCCAGCCGCCGGCCGGGCCGGTCCGCGACGAGGCCATCAATGTCAGTGATATGCCGCGCCCGGGCGAGCCCGGTTATGCGCCGCCGGCGCGGATCGCGCCCGCGGCCGGCCAGGTGCTGACCCGCGATCATCTCGGCTATACCGGTGGTAGCGACGCCACGGTGAACGTGCACGGCGAGGTGCCGCTGGCCATGCCGCCGCCGGCGCCGCCGAACATCTCGTCGTGGACTTCGTATATGCGCCCGTCCACGCTCGATGCGCAGACCTGCCGCGTGGTGTTCCGCAAGGCGTGGAGCGACCTCACCGCCTGGGTGAAGGACCTGCCGCACCAGATGTTCGGCGAGGACGCGGTGGCGGTGCAGTTCATCCGCGACCTCGATGCGCGCAAGCAGGCGCAGGCCACGGCGGCCAATCTCGGCCGCACGCTGGAGCCCGACGCGGTCGACAAGGCCGAGGCGGCGCCGCCGTCGGAATACTTCCAGCTGCGCCACCTGGCGCGCCAGGCCGCGGCGATGCGCGACGAGTACGAGGCGGCGCTGGGGGATTACCGCGGCAGTCTCAACGACGAGCGCAAGGGACGCATCGAGGCCATCATGCGCGAGTTCCAGCCGCTCATGGAGGGACCGGCCTCGCCCGATGACGTGCCGAAGTCCGATGAGGACTCTGACGATGATCCCAGGGCGACGCCGAACCCCGATGTGACGACGCCGCCCACGTCGGTGAACAAGGACCGCATCGCCCAGCCCGGCGTCACGCCGGCGCCGGTGGCCGAGGAAACCCCGGTGCCGCTGCCGGAGGCGACCGGCCAGCCGATCCCGCCGGAGGCGCTGAACAAGGACGATGCGACCAAGCGGCAGGCGCCGTCGGCCAGCGCGCCGGTGTCACCGACGTCGCAGACCGCGACCGACGTACCGGCGCCGGCGCCGACGCCGACCGCCGGCGCGCACGGGCCGGTCGATCTCGGTCCGAACCCGCCCGCCGGCGCGGTCACCGGCACGGCGCCGGTCACGCCGGCCTGACCCGATGGGGTGTAGCGGCCACGCGATTTGCCGCTACACCCGCCGGCAGCGAAATTGATAATCAGCAAATGACTGTCAAGACGTCTTGACAGTATTGCGGATTAACAACGAGCCAGGGTGTCACCACAGTTGTCATGCGGCAGTGTCCTCCCTGGTGCGCGCTTCGTTGCCCCACGCGTCCCAGCCATCGCGCCACCGGCGGGCGAACATTTCGATCTTGGGGACGTGGGGATACATCTTCTCGATGATCGCGTAGAACGCGTCGGGCTTCGCCGAATGCCGCCCGACCGGCAGCATCTGCAGGCTTCCCGGCTGGCTGCCCGGTGCCGGCGCGACCGGTGCGCCCTTGGTGCCGATCATCAGCACCTCGTGCTGGTTGCGCGCCCAGTAGCCGGTGCCGGCCTTGGGCTTTCCCCAGATGATCTCCGTCTTGTAGTGGAAGCCCCAGCTCCGCATCACCCGTATGGCGTCTTCGAGCATCGGTGCGGTGCGCCACAGGAACAGCACCGCATCCTGCGCGGCGGGCACCTCCATGCGGCAGATGTCGTCCGTCGGCATCGTGCCGTAGTGGTTATCGGCGGCGCGGTCCATGCCGGTGTCGCGCGAATAGGGTTCGAACCGCCACGGCGGGTCGGCATAGATCACGCCGTAGAGCTTGTGGCCGAGCTTGCGCGAGGCCTCGCGCGTGATCTCGGCCATCTGGATCTCGCGCTCCTCGCGGATCTCGCGCTTCACCATGGCGCGCACCTCGCGCACGGTGGGCGCTTCGCCTTTTTCCACCTCCTGGACAACCCGATCGAGAATGCCGGGGATCCGCTCTTCCGGTTGCGACGCCACCGCCTGATAGATGCCGAAGGCGAGCTTATCGTTGCGTTGCGACGGCGGGAACTTGGCGGCGATCGTGCCATAGGTGCGGCACGTGCCGTAGGTCGGTCCGGTCCAGCCGTCTGCGGTGACGATCTCGGTCCGCCGCCACTGCTCTCCCCTGTTCCACCAGTCGCCGATGGCGAACCCGACCATGCGCTCGATCCGGCCGATACCTTCACCGAATGCCTTCCACTCCTGTTCGGTTCGTTCCGGCGGAACCTCGGCCATGCTCCAGTTCGCGCTGGCGGCCAGGCTCAGGTCGGGGGTGGCGGCGGAGAGGACCTCCCCGCTCACCACCACCGGGGCACGTTGCTTACGGCCAGGCGCCGGCGCGCGCGACTTCGGCGGCGCGGCCGCGCGCTTGGTCTTGGGCGCTGCGACGCTGCGCTTCTTCGTCGGCGGGGCCGCGGCGCGCTTCGCCTTCTTCGGCGCGGTCTTGGTGTGTCTGGGGCGCTTCGTCATGGTCCCTCCTTGTCACATGCGGCTGTGATGAAATTACCCGCTAATTCTGTCGGCGTAATCCTCTGTTTCACGGGGCGCGGCGGAAACCTTCGCGAGCTTCGCGGATCACGCGAATCGAAAGGCGGTTGCACAAACTTTCAGTTTTGCGCAGTGTCCCGCCGGGCGCGCTTTCTCTGGCTGCAGGCATGCTGACAAAGCGTCTCCCCGGATCTCCACTCAGCGAAGCAGAGACGCAGCAGCGCCGCAACGCCGCACGCGCGCGCTGGGGATTGGCCGCGATCAGCACCGCCGCCGGCGCCGCCCTCGGCGGCCTGGCCGGCCACCACCGGGTGGCGCGCGCCGCCCCGCGACAGATGGCGGAGGCCTTGCAGACGGCGGACGAGGCCGTCGTGGCGCGGGCCGCCGAGCGGCGGCAGACGATCAACGCGGCGGTGGCGCGGCGCCTGCGCGCCCGGCCCGATCCCGCCGCCCCGGATGTGCCGGTGATCGGCAACGCCGAAAACGCCCGCGTCTACGGCTATCAGATCAACCGCCTGCAGCGGCGGATGAAGCGCATCAGCGATCCGACGGAGCTGAAGGCGCTGCGCGATCAGATGACGCGGTTGCGCCAGCTGGCCGGCCGCACCCCCGATGCGATCGCCCGGACGGCCTCGGAACGCGCGCCGCGGCACATCGCGCAGCAACTCGAGGCCCTGGCCGCGCAACACGACGCCGCCAAAGCCCGCGGCGATCATGGCGCCATGCTGCAGATCGAATTGCTGCAGGACGAGGCGCTGGAGCGGCTCAACCAGCGCTCGACCGTCTCGGCCCATCCGGTGCGCCAGTTCCGCCGCGGCGGCGAGACGGCGAAGAACCTGAAGAGCCGCATCACCCGCGAGCGCTCGGCGGTGCGCCAGACCGGGCGGGCGCTGCTGAACCAGCTGGACCAGCGCACCGCGCAGGCGCGCGTGGGCACACGCGCCGCCACCGTCGACCTCATGGAGGGGATCCTGCGCCGGCGCATGGCGGTGCACGCCACGCGCGGAGCGGCGATCGGCGCGGCGATCGGCCTCTCGGCCGCCGGCCTCGGCCTGCTCGCGCGCCATATCCTCGCGGTCGAAGGCCGGCCGAAGCGGCCGGTGGCGAAGGGCGAGACGACCGAATCGCTGGCCAAGGCGACCGACAAGAGCCCCGAGGACAGCATCGGCGCCGGCATCGCCGCGGCCTATCGCGCCTGGATCGATCGCCTGCTCGGCCGCTCCACCGCACCGCTCAACATGGGCGACAGCCTCGCCGCCGCGCTCGGTCCCGGCCTCACTCAGGCGTTCGCCAACGGCGCCACGACGCCGCCGCTGCAACCGGAGGGCCCGTGGCGCATCGACGTCGACTTCGACGTGCTCAACCCTTCTGTGCGTCGCCACATGGCTGATTACGCGCTCGACCGGATCGTTCAGATCGCCAACGAACAACGCGAGAACATCCGCAACGTCTTGATGAGCCAGTCGGTCCTGCAGGGGATCGGGCCGCGCGACGTCGCCCGTTCCATTCGCGAGCACATCGGCCTCACCCAGCACCAGCAAAACGTTGTGCGCGGCTACCGGGTAGAACTCGAAACATTGAATCCCGCCGCGCTAGAGAGGAAATTGCGCGATGCACGCTATGATAGAACTGTTAGACGCGCCATAGAGACCGACACCCCGCTCACGTCGGAGCAGATCGATGCCATGGTCGACGCCTACCACCGGCGCATGCTGGCCCTCCGCGCCGAGACGATTGCGCGGACCGAAAGCATTCGGGCGACCTCTTACGGGGCTGTGGCGCGTGCGCAAGAGGTGCTGGACCAGCACCCTGATCTGGACGTCATCAAGCGGTGGATCGCGACCGACGATGAACGAACGCGGCCGACGCACCGTGATCTTAACGGGAAGGAGGTGACCGGCATGCTGACGCCGTTCCGCACCTCCGAAGGCAACCTGATCCGTTGGCCGATCGACGAAGATGCGGTCGCCGACGAGTGCATCAACTGCCGCTGCAGCATCGGCTTTCGCTTCGTGCCGAAAGCAGACCTGGTGGCGTCATGAGCGAGGGCGGGCGGTTCGTCAGCCTGCTGCTGCCCGACGTCATTGAAACCGCCGGGCGTCTCTACTCCGGCAATTCGGGCGAACACGCCGGCTCACACCCGCCGCGTCTGCGCAAACCCCGCATCCCAGGCACGCCGCGTCTCGACAAGCAGGAGACCCCCATGAGCACGCAGAACCCCACACCCGACGAAGTCCAGGCCAGCCTGACCGGCGCCATCGCCGCCTTCGTCGATGCCGAACCGAACGCGCTGCGCAAGGCCGAAATGATGATCCATATCGGTCAGTACCAGACCGAGTTGTCGAGGATGGCGCCGGTACTGCAGGCCGCCAACGACAACGAGATCGACGGCATCCTCGCCAAGTGGTTCGCCGAGGGCCATGCCGAGCTGAAGAAGGCGCTGGTCAACGCGCAGTCCGGCAAGGAGGACTTCCCGCTCGCCAAGATGGCGGTCAGCGAAGGCCCCGACGTCGTCCTCGCCAAGATGATCGACGAGGCGCCCGCCGAGCGCCGCCCGGCGCTGTTGCAGACGATCGGCGTCTACCGCGCGCAGCTGCACGAGATGACCGGCAAGGGCGCGCTGATGAAGCTCGATCCGGCGGTCATCGATGAGGCGATCGACACCTGGGTCGATGGCGGCGACGGCAGCCACAGGGCGTTGAAGAAGGCGCTGGCCGACGCCGAGCGGGAAACCCGCCGCCAGGCGCTGGAGAAGGCTCGCGGGTCGGTCGGCGAGAACGAACTGTCCGACGAGAAGGCCGGTAACGCAGCCACCCACACCGCCTCCAAGCTCTCGGGCCAGAACGACAAGACCTATGGCGCACGGCCCTCGGGTGAGGGCGCCGGAGCGCGCATGCGCGGCAGCGAGCCCGCGCCCGATCAGGACGATGCGCCGACGCCGAACCCCGGCAGCGGCCCGATCGACAACGGCGGGAAAGCGGTTCGGCCGTCGGTGGTGATCAGCCGCAAGGGCACCACCGGCGGGCTCGGCAGCGTGCGCGGCGCCGACGGCGGCGAGGATGCCGGCGGCATCGATGCCAAGGGTGACCACGACGACGACGACAA